GAGCGCCCCGGCCCCGTTGAAGTGGTCCATCGCCAACAGGGACGGGTCGACCGGGGTGGATTCGGCGGTGCGGACCCTGATGGTGCGGCCGGTCGCGAGGCTGAACGGCGGCTGGTTGAGCGGCGAGCCAGCGTTGAAGGAGGAGAACCGGTCGTCCTGGTTGATGAGCTGGAACCGGAAGGCGCCGGGGCCGGCTTTGCCGTTGACCTGGGAGGGCCAGTCGCGGCCGAGCAACGTCTCGCCGGAGGACAGGAACCCAGTGATGTCCTCCTCGGGCTGGTCGAAGTTGCCGTCGCCGTCGAAGTCCCACTCCACCACGATGTTGGTGATCGCCGGGCCGGTCCCATGCACGAACGAGACAGCGGCTTCGCCGCCGATCTCGGCACCACCATCACCCCGCACATCAGCGACGACAACCATTCACAGCGCCCGGATGATGAAGTACTCGGCCATGTACGGGCCGTTGGCGCCGGCCGAGTCGCCGTCGAGCTCGACGCCGGTGGTGTCTGCGGTGGCGTCGTTGTTGACCGTCTGCGGTGCCGACTGGGTGCGGGTCTTGGAGGTGAGGCCGGTCTTGCGGCGGTACCCGATGATGCCGGGTGCCCCGACGCCGACGCCGATCCTCGCTGCCGAGGTGGGGGTGTTGAGCCCGTGCACATGGTCGATCGCACCGCCGGTCTCGCCGAGCACCGACGCAGTCCCGGACGCGGCGACACCGATCGGCATCCGGCCCTGCTGGTCCGGGAGGTTGAACGTCGTCGCCCCGTCACCCACCCCGTAGGTTTCGCCGATCACCGCGAACAGCAGGGCGTAGGTGCTGCGCGACACGGCGGAGCCGTCGCGCAGCAGCCATCCGGGCGGGATCGCGCTCGTCGGGCCGGGCCACAGGATCGAGCCACCGATCGGGACACCCACGTTGCCTCCCTTGTCGTCGAGGGTCATCAGGGGGGTCACGTCGATCTGGTCGTCCACGAACTCGACCACAGCCGGCCCGTCGAACGGCTCGAACCACAACGCCACGCCGTCCGACGTCCGGGTCACGTAGTAGCCCCAGATCGTCTCGGATATCCCGGTCGACGACCGGACGAACGACTTCTCCACGTTCACGGCCTGCGTCGGGTCGCCCTGCGTGACGGTCCAGTCGCCGGTCCCCACGGCCGCGGCGCTGTAGCCGGCGAACGTCGCCTCCAAGAAATCGGCCTCGTCGAGCGCATCTATCTCGGCCGGTGTCAGGCCGGCTTCCACGTCGCCCTTGTACAGCCGCAGGTCGTAGGCCACACCGGTCAGGCCGTCTTCGAGCAGGGCCTGCTCGCCTGCGTTCAGGATCCGGATCGTCAAAGCCGGCCCCCGGTCTGGGCGATGATCTCGGCGGCCAGCTCGACCGGTTGCATCCCCTCGTGCACGGCGTGGCCGAACAGCTGGTTCCCCTCGGCATGGTCGTCTCGGCGCATAGCGGCGAGCGCGTCCGCCACAACCTGGCGGGTGCGGTCGATCCGCTCCTCATCGGTCATCCGTCGATCAGCCATCACGCCACTCCCCGGAACCCGCCGCGCAAGAACTCGTTGCGGATCACACCGACCAGCTCCCGCTCTGACATCACGCTGCCGGACACGTTCACGATGATCGGGGGCATCCCGCCAGACCCGTCGAGGGACCGGAGGCCGCGGGGCAGCGGGACCACGGCCTCGTCGTGTCGGCCCTCGCCGATGTTGGCGAAGATGCCGCCCGGGGTGTGGCGGACGAGGCCGCCCTCGGCCAGTGGTGTGATGTTGGGCAGGTTCCAGCCACCAATGGAGCCGCCACCGAAGGAGCCGAGTCCCGGCACGGAGACCGACGGGATGGAGAACGACGGGAACTTCAGGTTGTTCCACCAGCGAATGATCCGGTTGATCGCCGACCGGAACGCTTCGCCGATCCCGTCCCACATCCCCGACGCAGCCCGGCCGATCGCACCAGGCAGGCCACGGATGAACCCAACGACGTCGTTGAAGCGGGCGACGATCCAGTCCTTCACCGCGGTCGCCCCGGCCTTGATGCTGTCCCAGTTCCTGGTGATCGCGAGCACCGCGAGCCCGAACGGGCCGGTGAGGACCGCGAGGATGAGTGGCCAGTTCGTCTTCACCCAGTTGAACGCCGCCGAGATGGCGTCCTTGATGGTGTCGAAGTGGATGATCACCGCGGCCACGAGGGCGGCGATGCCGATGGCGATGAGCGCGATCGGGCCGAGGGCGATGAGCCAGGCGAGCGCCATCTGCGCCGCCGACGCCAACGCTGCGAGACCCAGGATCACGTACTTGCCGATCATGAGCGCCACCTGGGCGCCGTGCACGACCGCGGTCGTGACCGCGGCGACAGCCATCGCAGCGAAGTGCGCGACGACGAGCCCGGCCACGATCCCTGCGACGACGGCGAGACCCTTGAGGGCGCCCTCGTTGTCCTTGAAGAACCCGGTGGCCTTCGAGAGTGCCCGGCCGAGGTCGTCGCCGTAGGTGTCGGCGAGGCGCTTGCCGAACGGGATGGCCTTGTCGCCGATGAAGTTGACCAGTCCGCCGAGGGCCTTACGTTTGAACGATTCGATGTTGGTCTTCGCGTTGTCGTTCAATGTGGCGCCGAAGTCGTCGGCGGCGCCCGACACGTCGCCGAGACCGGAGTCCATGTCGATCAGCGACTTGAGGAACGTCGGGATCTCGGTGACGTTGAGGTCTTCGAGCGGGGTGCCGAACAGCTTGATGGCTTCGTTGGCCCGTTCGGTCGGGTCCTCGATGCCGAGCAGACCGTTGACGAGGTCGGTCAGCGCTCCGCGAGCCGAGTCGCCGCCCTCCAGGAACCGGGCGGCCATCTTGTCGGCGTTCAGGCCCGCGGCCTCGAACGCCTCTACCGAGGCGGTCGACATGTCGGTCGCCCGGATGGACAGTTCCTTGACGGCGTCGCCGGTCTTGTCGATGGCGAACATGCCGTCATGGGAGGCGGCGGCGAGGAGCCCGAAGGCTTCTTCGCCGGTGAACCCCATCGAGGCCAGGAACCCGCCGTACTCCTCGATCGCGGGGAACAGCTCCTCGCGCATCCCCGCCGGCATCTTCTGCATCGACGCGGTGATCAAGTCGAAGGCGTGGTCGCTGTCGCGGGCGAGGCCGTGACGGATCGAGATACCGGCCAGGCCCACGGACTGGACGACGTCGAACCCGAACCCGGTCGCCAGGTCATGCGCTTTCGCGGTCGTCGCCTCGATCGCCGAGTCGCTCTGACTGAGCATCCCGGGCAGCGTCGAGATGACGGCGTCGACCGCGGAGCCGACCTCCTCCATCGAGGAGCCGTAGGCGTCAGCGAACAGGCTGCCAGAGATGCGCCCGATGCGCTCCGAATCGGCCGGGCCCAACCCGAGCCGGGCCGCGACTGCGTCGGTGCCGGCGTCACGGTCGAACACCTCGTTCAAGCCCAGCATGAACGTGGCACCGGCCGCGGTGCCACCTGCGATCGCTGGGCCCTTCAGCTTGTCGAACGCACCCTCAGCAGCAGCACCGACCTTGCTGTCGAGACCAGCCAGCCCGGACATGACGCCACGAACGAACCCGTCCCCGGCGCCCTTCCCGGCGCCTTCGACCTGCGCGCCGGCCTTGTCGGCGTCGGCCCCGACGCCTTTGAATGCAGCACCGGCCTTCGACGCGGCGCCGTCGAGCCCGTCGAACGCCTTCTCGGACTTCTTGCCGGCCTTGTCGATCGCCATGCCGGCCTTGTCGGCGTCACCCATGATCCGGTCCATCGACTTCTCGACGACCTTCGCACCGGCATCCATCCCGGATTCGAGGTCGTCGAGATCGGCGCCCACCTTCACGAGCAGCTCATCGAGTGTCGTCGCCATGGATCACTCCTCGCTGCGTTTGCGGATCGACCCGCCGAAACGGCGGGTCAACGACTTGAGCATCGTCGCCATCTGGTTAGGGCTGTTGGTGCGGCGGCGGCCCCAGTCGGGCATGAAGTCCGACGGCTTCAACCGCTTGCCCTTCTTGCCCTTGAGCGCGTTGGCGACCGTGGCCGACACGATCCCGGCGAGGACGTCGGCCCGGTACCCGGCGTCGAGCGGGCCCGTCTCGTCCTCGTACACCGCCCACTCGGTCAGCTCCCGAGAGCTGATCCGGGCGAGCA